TGGATGTATGTTATCACCGCTGGTGCGGCTACTAGCACCGCCAGCGTGGGTGACACTGGTTCCGCTACCCAGTATATTTCCAACTTCTCCACCGCTGCGACTGGTGTTACCCTGAGTGCCGCGTCCACCTGGAAGTATTACCCGGTGGCTTCGGACTACCTCCTGGTTACGCTCGGCACCACCGCTGCCGCCACGGGTGCTGTGATTGATGTGGGCTTCCTCGCATCTTCGCTGATCCCCTACACCAACCCCGTGACTGAGTAAAGGAGAACTAACATGGCTGGCAACATCACTGGTAGTGCTTTCAACAACCTTTCTGCCTTCAAGCCCCAGCTTTACCCCTTGCAGTTCATCCAGAAGTTCTATGCCGGTAGTATCACCAACTATATGTGCAATACGAACTGGGAAGGGGACATCCTCGGACCCGGCACCACGGTCAATCTGCGTCAGATCCCTGATGTGGTTGTCAGTGCGGCCACTCAGGATGGCGATGTGAACTGGCAGTCCATCCAGGCGTCTGCCCTCCAGCTTGTCATCAACTATGCGTTTAACGGTGCATACTGGGTGACTGACGTTGATCGCTCCGCGATTGACGTTGACATGGAAGGCGCACTGATCAACGAAATGATCAATAAACTGCGTATGGCGATTGAATCCACTATCCTGGGTTCTGTTTACGCTTCCGCAGCCAACGTGATCACCCTCACCACCGGCGCGACTACTGCTTGGCAGTCTGGTATTTCCGCCACTCAGCCTTACACCAACGCTGTGACTGCGGTTGCCCAGGCTTCTCAGTACCTTGACGTTGGTGCTGGTAACGGCATTGACGTTGCCCCGTGGGAAGACCGCTATCTGGTCATCCACCCCAACATGAGGCTCGGCCTGACTGCCAACCCCGCGTTCTATGCGCTGAATGCGGGCACCCCCAAGGGTGCTCTTTATGAGGGCTTCCTGGCCTACATCAATGGCTTCAACGTGCTCCAGAGTCCGTTTGTCCCTGGTGCTGGTACCAGCGGTTCCCCCTACCTGGCCGTTGCGGGGCATCCTGAAGCGACCACCATGGCCACCAAGTTCACCAATGTCCAGGCCGACATCATCCTGCCCAATAAGTTCGGTATCGGCACCCGCTGCCAGAACTTCTTCGGCTTCCTGGTGACTAAGCCCTGGCTTCTGGTTGAAATCAGCGCCTGTCTTAACTAAACAATCGCGGGGGCTTATGATCGTGCGCGACACGGCCCCCGCATTCTCCCATCAACTTCAAAGAGGTTAACCCATGCCGCAAGCTACTGTAACCATGGATACTCAGTATCCGCCCGCAGAAATCAAGTTGGAATGCCGGGACTGCAAGGAAATCATCAACAACTGGACCGGGCACTCTTTCCTGAGAAATCTTGACCCCCGTGCCAAGTGGGACATCCTGTATTATCAGGCCAAGATGCGTTCTGAGGGAACCCAGCCGGAATTTACCCTGATCATGGATGAACATGAGCAGAACACTGTTGAGGTTGACGGTGATGAAGGTTCCGAACGGCGTCCCGTTTACACAGAGCGAGAGCTTGAGGGGTGCAACATGCGTAAGTTGCAGGAAATTGGTCGCTTGTATGATGTCAAGGGCATCCGGCGAAGGGATCTAATCCTCCAGATTCTTCAAAAGCAGACCGCCTTGGTTATTCGTGCCAGGGCTGACGAGTTTCCCATCAAAGGATAGTAAACCATGGCAAACCTGACGATCAGGGATATGGTCCTCCATATTTCATATATGCGCCCTGATCTCGACCTTGGGCTTGCAGAACGATTGCTTCAGGAAGCTGCCAAGCAGGTATTCCGCGAATCGCAACTTGGCCAAGTCATCACCACGGTTTATCCGATAGGGAACGTTGTAAACCAAATTCTGTTGACCAGTAGAATCCCATACTGGAATGCAGGATTGCCCAATTACCTACTTCCATCGGACTCCAATAAACTGATTTTGCCAACCACTTGGGATGGATCAACCCCTGATGACCTAAGCGGAATCAACCCTACTCCTAACCAGAAGACCTCGGCGGAAGTCATCCGGGTTCTTCAGGTTAGGACGGTGACGCTGCCTTTCTTCTCTATCGGAACCTTTGCGGGGTGGGCATTCGCCACTGGGAATGCCGCATTCAAAGCCACTATCGCTGGTAATCAATTGACCGTCCAAAGTGTTTCTGCTGGTGCATTGAATGTTGGTCAATATGTTTTTTTGCCCAGTTACGCGGGTACGGCCCCGCCCTACATCTCTGCTGGTACTTCTAGCCCTTATACCTTATCCAACACCAACCTGGGGACGGTGAGCGTTTCTACCAATATGACCAGCAACCCCGTTCCTGATGCAACTGATATGGTGAATGGTGCTTTCTATATCGTTTATCAGGGTCCAGTAAATACTGGTACTTTAACCTGCAAGGGTGGTGATGTCCTACAGTCCAACGGGTCTACCTGGAGCGTAACCCCGCTGGAAAACTATGACACGCTGCGCCAAGTGAATTGGCAGACCACACAACTTTATACCAATCGGCCCAAGTCATCCTGGAACTCTAGCCAAACCTCTGGCACCACCATGACCAATATCACCAAGGCGGGATCATGGAGCCAGCGGCAAGGTCAGATGCAGACTACCATTGGCGCTGTTTCTGGGGTTACGGTTGCCAATCCTACCTTTACCCAATACGCTGGGGTGATCCTGGATCTATACCCCACGCAGGGCTATCAAACTGCCATTGAAATCACCTACAATGCCCTCCCCACTGGCGATATCGCTGATGTGGTGTTGAATCTTCCCGATGAAGCCCACGAAGCCATCATCAATGGGGCGTTGGCAGATTGGCTTTCCGTTCCAGGAAAGGAACAGAACTTGATCCTGGCGGAAAACCGCCGTGCAGAATACGACCGGAACACCAGCGCCCTTCGTGCCATGGGTGCATTGGGGACAGGGGGTTCTCCAAAGTTTCGTGCCCCTCTCTTTGGCGGTCGTGGTAATCGATACTTCCCCTTCGCATATAACCCAACACTGATGCCGGGGCCTAATTAATGTCAACTCCCAGCACGAACTATCAACTCTCACAACTCCAGACCGATCTTCAGGGGTTGCTGGGAGATTTTAGCGGGACTCGATTTTCCACAGCACAGTTGAATGATGCCATCAATTATGCCATCAAAGAAATGAACACCTTGATGGGGTATACCTATATTGATGTGATCATCCCCCAAACATATAATGGCCCTGCATACGCACATACGCCAAATTTTGTTGGTGATCAAAATTCAACACTGATCCCACCTTGGATTCCTTTCAGCCTTTATGGGCTATACCCTGATGGGACCACTAATTACGACCTGACTGATTATATTGAAATCAAAGTGTGTCTATTTGGCTATGGCAATCTTAACTATGGGCTATGGCCATCTTACCCACCATTCATCAACGCAACCATCCCGCTAAATAAGACCACGATTGAACAAGAAGACCTGTATAACCCTAACTGGCGTACGCAGTATGGGATACCCCAACGATGGGATTTCTATGACTCATCTCGTATCATTGTTTTTCCCCAACCTTTTCAACAGCAAACATCTTCTACCCTAAATGGATATTTGACTGTTGGTTACATCCAGCAACCTGCATTATTGTCGGACCCTTCAGACTATATTGATAACAGAATCCCAGATCGCGTTCAACAATATGTTAAGTATGCAGCCGCTTCATGGCTGCTTGCCATGGACCAGAGTGATACTACTTCTCTTGCAACTGCCAAGATGTATATGGATACATTCACCCAATTGCTACAATCTAAGTCCATTTCCCAGTGATCAACCCTTCTAGTATTTTCCTGAGCGTAGGGACTAGCCCCTCATTTGACCCAGCGTTGGTTAATACCATGACGGCATCTTCCCCTGGTGTCAGCAATCTTTTGAACGTGACATTTCTATCTGGTGGGGGGACCGTTCCGATTCTACCAGGGCAAACCGTTACTGGGAAATCCATGCCATTTGGGGCACGGGTACTGCCATATGGCACAAACGGGGCAAGTGGGACGGGCAATCTTGGGACTTATGCGCTTAGCGTCATAAGTGATCCCATCCCTAGCGAAACCATGCAGATAACCCTTAGCCAATTTGGGCAAGCCGGTCCTGGGTCTTTATTCTACGACTGGAATCAACACAATCTTTATAATCGAAATACAGCTAATAATGGGTGGAATCTTATTGGATCATCTGAACTACCTAATTTTGGGCTACTGCCTCGTTCCGGGGGAACACTTTCTTCTGCGATGACTGGTTCCAATGGCCTGTTGACCGCTGATGGGAATACCCCCTTTACCGCGCCTCCCTATGTAACCAGTAAGTTAAGCCGGGCTGCGACTCTAGCAGATATTGATAATATTGAATCATCCTTGGTTTCCCAGATCAACACGCAGGTAAACGCATCAATACAACAAATTGGTGCTCCTGGTATTCGTTCCAGTATGGCATTTGGGTTTGGCCAGATTGGTCTTCAGGGTGGGACTACGCTTGTCTATTACTCGATCCCTGTAACTGGGATGACTTATCCAGATGGGACTGTGGTAAACGCATCCGATTGTTATGGATTTGCATCTATCGCAACATGGCATTATTTTGGCAGTGGAATTGAAGAAATGACCTATTGCCAACCACAAGCAGGATCTAATGGAATGTCATGGGCAGCATATTCGCAATTTATGGGTGGTGGTGCAATATATTCATATCTAATGAACTACATGGTCATCGCAATCAAACCAACGGCATAAAATGGCAATAGTTTTAGGTTACATCTACCAAAGTCCATCCAACACTGACCCTGCTGGAGTCTACCCTTATTATTACTTTACAGCTTCATGTTCTGGGTCTGTCATTAATGTCTCGGTTGCTTCTGCGCTACCCATCCTTCCTGGCCAGCCCATCTCTGGGTCAGGGATTGCCACTGGAACCATCGTTCTTTGGCAAATATCGGGGACCGCTGGGGGTGTTGGGTTTTATCAGTTATCAACGATCCCTGGGGCTCTTTCTAGCCAAACAATGTATAATACACTAGGGAATAGTCTATACCAGGAAACTGGTGGGGGTAATGTATGGTATCAAACGGATACAAATCTGTATCTCATAAGAAATAAAGCAGGGACCGCATGGGTTCCCATGGGTTATGGCGACCAGATTGGGTTGGGGATGTTGGCCCAGTCTGGGGGGGCCATGAGTGGCGCTATCCTCGGAACAACTCTGGTGACTGCCGATGGGACAACTGCTATTGCTAAACCTCCCGAATCATTGGCACAAAACAGTATTATTGCAACCATCGCAGACATTAATGCGCTGCAATCTTATTTGGTCGGGTTGATTCAAACCATAACCGCACAGTCTATTGGGGTGATCCCTTCTCCTGGGCTGAGAGCAAATATCGTATTCGCATTTGGGACTGCTGGCCCTGCCGTTGGGGGGGCAACTAACCCAGTCAACTTGAACACAATCATAACGAGTTTGGGATTGACCTATCAAGACGGCACCGTTGTCCAGTCCTCTGATTGTTATGGGTTTGCCACTATGAACCACATTGGGAATAATGGTGGTGGGACCAGTGCTATTTCGAATCTATCCATGTCAGATACCAAAGGGATGATATGGGTAGCATGGTATAATTCAAATAATGTTCTAGTTGCCACAACGTTTGAATATATGATCATTGCTATAAAGCCGACCGCACAATGACCATCACCGTTGCAAAAATGTATTCCAGCCCATCCTCTCAAGACCCCTCTGCACTTAGTGGGTTTGGTGGACCTGGGAGTATTTGGGCGCATACTGATGATGGAATTTGGCTCGCTAGAAATTCGGGAAATACTGGATGGAATATTGTAGGATCTGGCGATCAAGCAGCATTTGGGTTATTCCCGCTATCTGGTGGGGGGACTTCCGGTGCGGTTTCTGGGCTGAACGGCATTATGACCGCCGATGGGAATACCCCATTTGCGGTACCCCCCACGATCACTTCCAAATCCAGCGTTATGGCGACCATGCTGGATTTGTATAACCTCCAGCAAGCGTTGAATTCATTGGTGTCCGAAGCGGTTGGTAATGCCCTGGCATCCATCGTGGTCCCAGGTATTCGGTCTAACTTAGCATTTGGATATTTTAACTTTGGTGGGACGCAAAGCCCATACAACCTTAATGTCCCCATCGTTGCGGGTGCCGGTAGCGCCAATGTGGCCGGGTTTACCCTGTCTTATCCAGATGGGACTGCCGTTGGGACCGCCGATTGTGTTGCATATGCTGTCCAATCATCTTACCCTTCTCCCAATGGTGGTGCTGCTACAGAAACTTTGTTTACGGTTCAAAGCCCAGTGGGTATGGCATGGTCTTCCTCGATCTGGGTTAGTACCAACCCTTATGCGGCTGGTTTCACATTCATGATTATTGCCATGAAGCAGAAGGCATAGATGAAAACCTACAAGGTTGACTTCTCAAGAGGCATCAATGTTGTAACCGAAAAGCGGTTGATGCCGGAAGGTTATATTGTTTTGGCCGACAATATTGACTTGAGAAGCGGGAGTATGCACCCATTCAAATTCCCCGAACCGTATATTGGTATTTCTGGCGGCATACCTTCTGGGACTACCTGTATTTGGGAATTCAAAAATAATTGGTTTTTCTCTGCGCTTTATCGTGCCTACACCGGAGAATATGTCAATTCCCAGACCAGGGTTTATTTCTGTGAATCGTTGATCGCCCCCGCTGGGACGTATGTGACAAGCCACCTGATCCCGCAGAAGGTAGTTAATGGCGTTCAGGCACAGCTAGGAACGCCCGTCCCTCTCGTGCCACCCACCATTACCGCCACCACCAGCGACACCCCTACGACCTTCCTGGCCACCGTGTTGACCACGGGTGGGTATCTGGGCACGGGCCAGTATTCATACCGGATTTCCGCCATCATCAATGGGCAAGTGATGCCTCCGTCTGGTGCGGTGATAGTCAATATTCCCCAGTCTGGTGGTGTAAACATCACTACAGGCACCATCAATCTCACCTGGACGCCAGTTGCGCTGGCGACTGGTTACGTTGTCTTCGGCCGCATACTAGGGTCAGAGCAAACCCTGTTCACCCTTGGCGCTGGGGCCGTGGCTGTCACTGATTCTGGGAGCAATTCCCCTTCTGGCGCGTATGCTGTCAATTACCAGCCGCTTAACCCAATAACCTATGTTTACACCTATACCCGTGATGTTGGGACGATGCCGGATGAAAGCGGCCCAAGCCCCATTTCAAATACCACCAGTTCCAGTTTTGTCAGAACCATTACCAGAAACCCGAATGCAGATGGGTTCTATGCTACTTCTACTCAATATTCTGGGTTAACTCTTGAGTCAAACAATAACTTTCCGAATTATGCGATTCTTGGGATAACATATACTGGTGCAGATGCGGTTTTGAGTCTTGGGTTGACTGCTAGCAATTCCCCCTGGTGGGTGAATGGGATGAAATTGGTCTTCGCCAAT